GGGGCGTGGCTCGATGAGTTCGCCGCGTGGAGGGATGCGCAGTCCGCATTCGACACGCTTCAGTTCGGCCTGAGAATTGGCGCCGCGCCGCGCCAGGCGGTCACGACGACGCCTCGCCCGATCGCGGCGCTGCGCCGGCTGATCGAGGCGCAGGACACGGTGATCACGCGCGCCGCGACGATCGCCAATGTCGCAAACCTGGCGCCTGAGTTCTTCGCCGGGATCAACGCGATCTACGCGCGGTCCCCCTTGGGCCGGCAGGAGCTCCTTGGCGAGCTCATCGAAGAGACTGAAGGGGCGCTCTGGTCGCGCGCCGACATCGAGCGCGTCATTCGACCAGCGCCCGAGACGTTCGAGCGTATCGTCGTCGGCGTGGATCCGCCCGCCGGCGAGGGAGAGACTGCGGCGGCCTGCGGGATCGTCGTCGTCGGCGCCGTGGGGAATGGGTTTCGCAGACGCGTCTGGGTGCTGGCGGATCGCACGGTGCAGGGCGCAAGTCCGCACCTGTGGGCGCGCCGCGTCATCGAGGCGGCCCGCGAGTTCGACGTGGACAAGGTCGTCGCCGAGGTCAACCAGGGCGGCGCGCTCGTGCGTGCGCTCCTGGAGGTCGTCGATCCCGGCGTCCCTGTAAGCGAGGTGCGCGCCACGCGAGGCAAACGCGCGCGCGCCGAGCCTGTGGCCACGCTCTACCAGACCGGACGCGTCTTCCACGCCGAGCGCTTTCCCGCGCTCGAGGATCAGATGTGCGCGTTCGGCGTGCACGGATCGCTGCGGGGGAGTCCGGACCGCGTCGACGCGCTCGTGTGGGCGATCACGGCGCTCGTGCTCGACGAGCCGAGCCACGCGCGGCTGCGCAGACTTTGATTGGGAGTCGAGATGACCGCTAGGCTGAGGCAGGCGTTGAGCGGCGCGCGGGAGCGCAAAGCCATCTCGGCGCGAACGCTCATCGCGCTTCAGGCGGGCGGGCGGCCGGCCTGGGGCCCTCGGAGCTACGCGCAGTTCGCGGTCGAGGGCTACGCGAAGAACCCCGTGGTCTTTCGCTGCGTCCGGCTGATCGCGGAATCCGCCGCGTCCATTCGCCTCACGTCGCGGCGCCGCGGACGTGAGCTCGAGCCGGGCGATCCGGTCGCCGAGCTCCTCGCGCGCCCCAACCCTGAGCAGTCGGCGACCGAGCTGCTCGAATGCTTCTATGGGTTCCTCAAGGTTGCGGGCAACGCCTACCTCGAGGCGGCGGAGTTCGACGGCGCGCCCAAGGCGCTCTTCGTGCTTCGGCCGGATCGGATGACCGTCCTGCCTGGCGAGCGCGGTTGGCCGCTCGGCTGGGAGTACGCGGTCGAGCGCCGCAAAACGCGCTACCTGCGCGATCCCGCGTCGGGCCGGTCGCCGATCCTGCATCTCAAGGTGTTCAATCCGGGCGACGATCACTACGGGCTTTCGCCCATGGAGGCGGCGGCCTTCGCGGTGGATACGCACACCGCGGGCGGCGCCTGGAACAAGGCTCTTCTCGACAACTCCGCGCGGCCGTCCGGCGCGCTCGTCTACTCCGGACACGATCCGATGACGGACGAGCAGTTCGAGCGCCTCAAGGCCGAGCTCACGGAGTCGCACCAGGGTCCCCGCGCGGCAGGCCGGCCGCTCCTGCTCGAGGGCGGACTCGATTGGAAGCCGTTCGGCCTATCGCCCGCCGACATGGACTTCGTGGAAGCCAAACATGTCGCCTCGCGCGAGATCGCGTTGGCGTTCGGTGTTCCGCCGATGATCCTGGGCGTGCCGGGCGACAACACCTACGCGAACTACAAGGAGGCCAATCTGGCGTTCTGGCGCCAGACCGTCCTGCCGCTCGCCCGCAAGACCGCGCGCGCCCTCGAAGGCTGGCTCAAGCCCTGGTTCGGGTCCGACCTCGAGATCCGCTGCGAGGAGGCCGAGATCCCGGCGCTCGCGGAAGAGCGCGGCGCCCTGTGGGCCCGGCTCGAGGCCGCGAGCTTCATCACCACCGAGGAGAAGCGTGCTCTCGCCGGGCTGGCCGCGGAGAAGGCTCCGTGAAGGTCAACGACGGCGGCTGGGGCCTCGACCGTCGGATCTCGCTGGCGCTCGTGCTTGCGATCGCCCTCGAGACAGCTGGAGCCCTCATTTGGGCTGGAGCGGCCGCCGAGCGCATCGATCAGCTCGAGCTTCACGCCGGCCAGTCCGGACAAGCCAACGAACGGCTCGCGCGTCTCGAGGCCCAGGTCACTGCGATGCGCGCCCAGCTCGACCGCATCGAAGCGCGCCTCGACCAACGCTGAGCCCGCCATGCTGAAATTCGACCTCGCCGCGAGCCCATCGGGCCTGCGGTTCGAAGGCTACGCGAGCCTGTTCGATCGTGTGGACCTTTCCGGAGACGTGGTCCGGCGCGGCGCCTTCGCCGCCAGTCTTGCGGAGGCTCCGCCATCGGCCGTGCGGATGCTCTACCAACACGAGGCCGGCGAGCCGGTCGGGGTGTGGGACGACATTCGCGAGGACGACCAGGGCTTGTTCGTGCGCGGCCGGATGCTCCCCGCCGGCGTGCGCGGACGGGCGGCGGCCCGGCTCGTCGCGAGCCGGGCCGTCGACGGCCTGTCGATCGGCTATCGCGTCCGGCGGGCCGTCAAGCGCAGCGACGGCGTTCGCGAGCTGATCGACGTCGAGCTGTGGGAGATCTCGATCGTGACCTTTCCGATGTTGCCGCAGGCGCGGCTCAAGGTGGTCGCGGACATGCAAGTGCGGGAGCTGGAGCAGGCCCGGTTGCGGGCGTGAAAGAAGAGGACATCGTGAAGAAGGAAAACAAGATGGCCGCGCCGTCCGCTGAGGTCCGCGCGGCGCTGTCGGAGTTCCTCGGCGCCTTCGAGGCGTTCAAGGATGCCAACGATCGGCGGCTCGCCGAGCTCGAAAGCAAGCGCGCCGACATCGTCACCGCGCACAAGGTCGAGCGCATCGACCGCGCGTTGACGGAGCAAAAGGCGGCGCTCGACCGGCTTGCGATCAACGCCCGTCAACCCGAGCTCGGCCGCTTTCCGGAGCACGCCAAGAGCGAGCACAAGACCGCATTCGACGCGTACCTGCGCAAGGGAGCCGCGTCCGCCCTGCTCGAGACCAAGGATCTCTCCACGGTCACGGGCGCCGAGGGCGGCTACATCGTGCCCGATGAGACCGAGCGCCTGATCGAGCGTCGGCTCCTTCAATCGAGCCCGATCCGCGCCATCGCCACGGTGCGCCAGGTCGGCTCGTCGAGCTTCAAGAAGCCGGTGAGCCTGAGCGACGCCGTGGGCGGCTGGGTCGCCGAGACCGCAACCCGAGACGCGACCGACGCCTCGACGCTCGAGCTGCTCGATTTCCCAACCGCTGAGCTCTACGCCATGCCGGCCGCGACCCAGACCCTGCTCGACGACACCTTCATCAACCTCGACGAGTGGCTTGCCGAGGAGATCGAGGAGGTGTTTGCCGTCCAGGAGGGGACCGCGTTCGTCACCGGTGACGGGACCAACAAGCCCAAGGGCTTCCTCGCCTACGACAAGGTCGCCGATGCGACCGCCGAGTGGGGCGAGATCGGCTACATCGCCACGGGCGCCGCAGGAGCGTTTCCCGCGTCGAACCCGACCGACAAGCTGATCGATCTGGTCTACGCGCCCAAGGCGGCGTTTCGCGCCAACGGCCGCTTCGTGATGAACAAGGCGACCGTGTCGGCGGTGCGCAAGTTCAAGGACGCCGACGGCAACTACATCTGGCAGGCCTCCCGCCAGGCCGGAGAGCCCGCCTCGTTGCTTGGCTACCCGGTGACGGAAGCCGAAGACATGCCGAGCATCGCCGCCGACGCCCACGCCATCGCCTTCGGCGACTTCCGCAAGGGCTACCTGGTCGTCGATCGGGCGGGGGTCCGGGTGCTCCGCGATCCCTATTCCGCCAAGCCGCACGTGCTCTTCTACACCACGAAGCGCGTCGGCGGCGGGGTCCAGGACTTCGACGCGATCAAGCTCTTGAAGTTCGCCGCGAGCTGACGCTTCCGGGCTCTCACACGCATCAGTGCTCGAAGGGGCCGCCGCTGTGCCGCGGAGGCGGCCCCTTCAATTTCTCGGGGCCTTGAATGTCGATTGAAATCGTGACACCGGCCGCGGTCGAGCCCGTTTCGCTCGCGGAGGCGAAGGCGCGTCTGCGCGTCGAGCACGCTGACGAAGACGCCTTGATCGGCTCTCTCGCCGCGGCCGCGCGCGAGCGAGTGGAAGATCTCATCGGTCGTGCGCTGATCACGCGCCGCGTCCGTGAGCGCCGCGACGACTGGGCCGACGGCGGCCGCCTCGCGGCCCACGGCAGCCAATTCCGACTTGGACTCGGACCCGTCTCCGCCGTCCACCACGTCAAGGTCTATGCCGCGAACGACGACGCCTTGACCTTCGACGCAGAAAACTACTACGCCGACACCGTCTCGGTTCCCGGCCGCCTCGCGCTTCGGGGCGGCGCCTTTTGGCCGATCCCTGGGCGCGACGCCAACGGAATCGAGATCGAGTACGACGCCGGTTACGGCGAAGGTTCGTCGAGCGTCCCGCGCGGGCTCGTGGAGGCGATCCTCCTGCTCATCGCCGAGATGTACGAGCATCGCATTCCGGAGGAGCGCGTCTCCGAGGTCGCCTTGCCGCTGGCGGTGCAGGGGCTGGTCGCGCCGTTCGCGAGGCTCAGGCTGTGATCGGCGACGTATCTCGGCGCATTGCGCTGGAGCGGCCTGATCGCGAAGAAGACGCGAGCGGGGGCGCCGAGGTCGTCTGGGTTCCTGTGGCGGTCGTCTGGGCGAGCATCCGCTCGTCGGCTTCAGGGGAGGAGATCGCGAGCGACGACTTCGCGGCCCGCGTCTCCCATGAGCTGCGCCTGCGCTGGCGCGATGATGTGCGTCCCGGTTGGCGGGTGCTTCACGGCGGACGAGAGCTGCGGGTGCGTGCCGCCGTGGACCGCGACGGCGCGAGGCGCTGGCTGCATCTCGAGTGTGAGGAGGAGCTGCGGTGAGCGGGCCGGAGTGGGCGCTGCAAACGGCCGTGCGCGCTGCGCTCGGCGCGGATGCCGAGGTGAAGGCTTGGCTTGGCGATCCCGCCCGCGTCTACGACGAGCCGCCGATCGAGCCGGTTTTTCCGTACCTGACCTATGGCCGGTCCGAGTCTCGTCGCTATGACGGCGACGACGAGGGGGCTGTCGAGCAAGTTCTGCACCTCCACGTTTGGTCGCGGTACGGGGGCAGGCGCGAGGCCAAGGAGGCCGCCGCCTCCGTCCGTGCAGCCTTGCAGGACGTCTCGATCTCGGCCGACGGCTATCGGCACACAAATCTGAGATCAACGTACACGGACGTCTTCCGGGTCGGCGATGGGCGCACGACGCATGCGATCATCCGCCTGCGCGCCCTGACCGAGCCGGATTCCGCTTGAGGATGGGATCGACATGTCAGCGCAACACGGCAAAGACCTGCTCCTGAAGCTCGGCGACGGCGGCTCCCCGGAGACGTTCAGCGCCGTCGCGGGCTTGAGGGCGAAGACGATCTCGCTCAACGCCAGGAGCGTGGACGCGACCGACTCCGACAGCCCGAGCGCTTGGCGCGAGCTCATGCCGGGAGCTGGCGTCAAGTCGGCTTCGATCTCCGGCTCGGGCTTGTTCAAGGACGCCGCCTCCGACGCCGCGGTGCGAAGCGCCTTCTTTCAGCAGTCGGCGGACAATTGGCAGATCGTCATCCCCGACTTTGGAGTCCTGTCGGGCGCATTTCTCATCGCGTCGCTCGAGTACTCGGGGCGCTTCGACGGCGAGGCGCAATACGCCATCACGCTTGCGTCCGCCGGCGAGCTCTCCTTCGGCGCGACCTAGGCCGATGGTCGGCGCGAACGGCGCACGCGGCGAGGTCATGGCGACGTTGGGCGGAGAGCCCGCGCGGCTCTGCCTCACCTTGGGAGCGCTCGCCGAAATCGAGACAACGCTCGGTATCGAGGAGGGCGTCCGCCTTGCCGAGCGCCTGAAGACCGAGACCGCGCGGCAGGTCGTGGCGATCCTCGCCTCGCTGCTCAAGGGCGGCGGGCGCGACGAAGCCGACGCAATCCGCCTTGCCGCGCGCGCCACGCCGGACGAGGCCGCTCGCGCCGTGGCGGAGGGATTTGCGGCGGCGGCGCGTGCGTGAGCGGCGAGCGCCGCTGGACCGCCGCGATCGCCGCGGCCTCCAGGCTCGGGATTCCGCCGGAAGCCTTCTGGCGGCTGAGCGTCGTCGAATGGCGTGCGCTGACGGTTCCTCTGGGGCCGCCGCCGCTGTCGCGCGGCGATCTCGACGTGTTGATGCGCGATCATCCTGACGGGTGAAAGACCGATGGACGAAACTGAAGAAGGTATCGGCTCGTTCGTCGAGCACTCGGCGCGCGCCGGCGCCGCCCTGTTCGAGGCGGAGGGGCGCGCCGTCGAAGCGGCCGCAACGATCGAAGAGGCATTCACCCGGACCGGGGCCGCGATCGAGCGGGCGCTGACGTCGGCGGCGCGCACCGGCGAGGATGTCTTCGCGGCGATGAGCCGGAAAATCCTCGTGTCGCTGGCGGATCTCGCCATCGACAAGATCGTTGCGGGCCCTCTGGCGAGGATCGTGGAGGGTGCGATCGGCGGCATACCGCTTCCACGGCCGCGCGCCGACGGCGGGCCGGTGCTGCCTGGCGGCGCCTACCTGGTCGGGGAGCGGGGGCCCGAGCTGTTTATACCCGCGAGCGCCGGGTCGATCGAACCCGAAATCTCGGGCGCCGTGGCGGTCCACTTCCACTTCTCAGGGAGTGGGGACGCAGACACGTTGCGGAGGTCGCAAGGCCAAATCGCCACGCTCGTTGCGCGCGCCGTCGCGCGCGGCCGCGCGAGGCTCTGAGCGATGGCCGCATTCCACGAGGTCCCGTTCCCGCTCTCCCTGGCGCTCGGCGCCACAGGCGGTCCTGAACGGCGCACCGAGATCGTAACGCTCGCCAACGGTCGCGAGGAGCGCAACAGCCCCTGGGCCGGATCGCGCCGTCGCTGGAACGTCGGTGTCGGCGTGCGCTCGCTCGACGACCTTCACCTTCTCATTACGTTCTTCGAGGCGCGTCGCGCGCGTCTGCACGGGTTTCGCTGGCGCGACCCTGTTGACTGGAAGTCCTGCGCACCATCCGCCGAGCCCGCTGCGACCGATCAGCTCCTCGGCGTCGGCGATGACGCCGAGACCGAGTTTCAGCTCGTCAAACGCTACGAGAGCGGCGGCGAGGCGGTGGAGCGGGCGATCGTCAAGCCCGCCGCGGGGACCGTGCGCGTCGCGGTCGACGGAATCGAGCTGACGCCTGGCGTCGGCTTCGCGGTCGACGTGACCACGGGCCTGATCTCGCTGACGACCCCGGCCGCCGCCCTGGCGCCCGTCACCGCGGGCTACGAGTTCGACACGCCGGTGCGGTTCGACGTCGACCGCCTCGACGTGAGCCGAGAGGCGTTCGGCGCGGGCGCGGTTCCCGACGCTCCGGTGGTCGAGATCTTGCTCTGATGCGGACGCTGCCCCCGGCTCTCGCCGCCAAGCTCCATAGCGGGGTGACCACGCTGTGCTGGTGTTGGCGGGTCGCGCGCCAGGATGGAGTTGTTCTGGGCTTCACCGATCACGATCGGGCGCTCGTCTTCGACGGCGTGACCTACGTGCGCGCCTCGGCGCTGGCGTCCGGCGCACTCGAGAGCGAGTCGGGTTTTGCTGGCGGCACGACATCGATCGTCGGCGTGCTGAGCGACGACGCGATCACGTCTGGGGACATCGACAAGGGTCGATACGAGGGCGCGCGCGTCCAGCTCCTGAGGGTCGACTGGACCGAGCCGTCCTCGCGCGTCCTGATCTGGACCGGCGTGCTTGGTGAAATCGTTCGAGGAGAGCTCGGCTTTGAGGTCGAGCTGCGCGGGCTTCAGTCGCTCCTCGAGCGCGGCGTCGGCCGGATCTTCTCGCGGCGCTGCGACGCCGAGCTTGGAGACGCCCGCTGCACGGTGGATCTCGACCACCCAGACTTCCGAGCCACGGCCGCCGTAAGCGCCACGATCGATGCACGCGCCTTTCGCACGGGCGACCTCGCGGCCTTCGATGACGGCTGGTTCGCCGGCGGCGTTCTGACTTGGACTTCCGGCGCGAACACTGGCGCCCGCGGGGAGGTCGAGGCCCACCGTGGGGGCGATACCCTGGCGACATTGGAGCTGCTGACCGCGCCAGCCTCCGCCGTCGCTCCGGGAGACGCCTTCACCGTCGACGCCGGATGCGACAAGCGGTGGGCGACGTGCAAGGCCAAGTTCTCCAACACCGCCAACTTCCGCGGCTTTCCCATGATCCCCGGCGACGACTGGCTGCAGGCCGGCCCGCGCTCAGGCGACCGCAACGACGGCGGCTCTCTGTGGACGGATCGGGACGCCTGATCGCCCCGCCGATCGCGCGCGACGCGATCGTGGCCGCGGCCCGCGACTGGATCGACACGCCCTACCGGCACCAGGCGAGCGAGAAGGGCGTCGGCGCAGATTGTCTCGGGCTCGTGCGCGGCGTCTGGCGCGACCTCTACGGCGAGGAGCCGGAAACAGCGCCGCCCTATTCCCCGGACTGGGCCGAGTGCGGAGCGGCGGAAACGCGGCGCGACGCGGCGCGTCGTCATCTCGAACAAATTTCTCTCGGCGCGACCGCCGCCGGGGACGTCCTTCTATTCCGGGTTCGCCCGGGCGCGCCGGCGAAGCACGTCGCGATCCTCTCCGCCCCCTCACGCATCATCCACGCCTATTGGGGCCGCGCCGTCACCGAGACAGCGCTGACCCCCTGGTGGGCGCGACGCCGTGCATTCGCATTTTCTTTTCCCAATGTGATCGACTGATGGCCAGCCTCGTCCTCAACGTCGCCCGCGCCGCTCTGCAGGCCGTCGCGGCCCGGGCCATCGGCTCATTGTTCGCTGAAGACGCCGAGGGCCCGCGGCTGCCCGCCCTTCACCTCATGTCCTCCACCGAGGGTTCCGGCGTCCCCATCGTCTACGGTCGTGCGCGGATCGCAGGCCAGCTCATCTGGGCGGCCCGCTTCACCGAGACCGCGAGCATGTCGAGCGCCGGCGGCAAGGGCGGCGGGCCAACGCGCACCGACTATCAGTATTCGGCGAGCTTCGCGATCGGGCTGTGCGAGGGCGAGATCGACGGCCTCGGGCGCGTCTGGGCGGACGGCCGCCTCCTGGACCTCTCCGGGGTCACTCTCAGGCTGCACAAGGGCTCGCGGGACCAGGCGTCCGATCCGCTGATCGAGGCGATCGAAGGCATGGGCGATCCTCCGGGGTTCCGCGACACCGCCTATGTCGTGTTCGAGGATCTCCCTCTCGATCAATTCGGCAACCGCATCCCCCAGCTGTCGTTCGAGGTGTTCCGCTCGCCTCGTCCGCCCGCCGGGGAGCCAAGACTCGAGGATCTCGTCCAAGGCGTCACGCTGATCCCGGCGTCGGGCGAGTTCGTCTACGCGACGACCTCCATCGTCGCCGACCTGGGCTATGGCCGAGAGCGGTCGGAGAACGCGCTCAACTCGCGCGGCGTTCCGAATATCGAAGCGGCGCTCGATGACCTCGAAACGCGCTTGCCGAACTGCCGTTCGGTGATGCTGGTCGTCGCCTGGTTCGGCGACGATCTTCGCTGCGGTGAGTGCCAGCTCAAGCCTGGCGTCGAGACTTACGACAAGATCACGCGGTCCTACGCATGGGTGGTCAATGGCGTCAATCGCCCGGACGCCCATCTGGTTTCGACGACCGACGGTCGGCCCACCTACGGCGGCACGCCGAGCGATGCCTCAGTCCTCGAAGCGATCGCGGCGATCAAGGCGCGCGGCCTGGCGGTCGGCGTCTATCCGTTCATCCTGATGGACCTCCCGGCCGGCAATGGATTGTCCGATCCTTATGGAGAGGCCGAGCAGGCGGCGTTTCCCTGGCGCGGCCGCATCACCTGCAACCCCGCGGTTGGGCAACCGGGATCGCCCGACAAGTCGACGACGGCAGGCGACCAGGTGCGCGCCTTCTTCGGCGACTGCGAGCCTGGCGACTTCGCCGCGTCAGGCGCGACTGTGAGCTACACCGGGCCCGCGGAGTGGTCGTTTCGCCGCTTCGTGCTGCACTACGCGCGCCTGGCCGCCATGGCGGGCGGGGTCGACGCCTTCCTGATCGGCTCCGAGCTGCGCGGCCTGACCAGCGTGCGGGAGAGCGCCTCCGCCTACCCGGCGACCGACGAGTTGCGCGCGCTCGCGGGTGATGTGCGCTCCGTGCTCGGATCGTCCTCGAAGATTTCCTACGCCGCGGATTGGTCCGAATATTTCGGCCATCAGCCCCAGGACAGCTCGGGCGACGTCTACTTCAATCTGGACACGCTTTGGAGCGATCCGGACATCGACTTCATCGGCGTCGACTGGTACGCGCCGCTGGCGGACTGGCGCGACGGCGCGGACCACCTCGACGCCTCCGTCGTCGGCTCGATCTACGACCGAAGCTACCTCGCCTCGAACATCGAGGGCGGGGAGGGTTATGACTGGTGGTACGTCGACGACGCGGCGCGTGACGCCCAAGACCGCACGCCGATCACCGACGGCGCGGGCAAGCCTTGGGTGTTCCGCTATAAGGATCTGCGCTCCTGGTGGAGTGAGCCGCACTACGATCGACCAGGCGGCGTGGAGAGCGTGTCTCCCACCTCCTGGGCGCCGGAATCAAAGCCCATCTGGTTTGTCGAGCTTGGCTTCCCGGCGGTCGACAAGGGCGCGAACCAGCCCAACGTGTTCGTGGACCCCAAGAGCTCCGAGAGCTTCCTGCCGCACTACTCGACGGGCGCGCGCGACGATCTCGTCCAGCGTCGCTCGCTCGAGGCCGTGCTCGACTACTGGCGTTCCGATGGCGGCGCCAATCCGGTCTCGAGCATCTACGGCGGACCGATGCTGGCGATGAACCAGACGCACGCGTGGACTTGGGATGCCCGTCCGTTCCCGGACTTTCCTGCGCGTCAGGAGCTCTGGGCCGACGGCGCCAACTGGCGGCTCGGTCACTGGCTGACCGGGCGCGTCGGCCTCGCCCCGCTGTCACTGGTCGTCGAGGACATCGCGCGCCGCGTCGGCGAGGACGTGAACGTGGCCGCGCTCGACGGGTTGGTCACGGGCTTCGTGATCGATCGCCCGATGAGCGCGCGCGCCGCACTGGAGACCTTGTCGCGCGTGTTCGACTTCGCGGCCGCCGAGCGCGAGGGAACGCTCGCCTTCATGCCGCGCCATTCGGAGCCCGTGCTCGAGGTGGATCTCGACAACGTCTTGCTCGACGACGCAACGCGTCGGCTTGTGCGCGTCACGGACGACATCTCGGCGCGTCATCACGAGGCGCGGCTGAGCTACATCGACGAGATGCGCGACTACCGACCCGCGACCGTGTCCACGCGCGACGCCTCTGGTGGCGCATCGAAGGTTTTGGAGGTCTCTGCGCCCATCGTCCTCGATCAGCGCAGCGCGCTTGATTGCGCGCGAAGCTGGATCGCCGACGCCCAGGCCGGCGCCGAAGGTCTCCGCTTGCGTCTGCCGCCATCGGCGCTCGCGCTCGAGGCGGGCGACACCGTCCTGGTCGAGGGGCGCGCCTTCCGCATTGAGCGCATCGAGGAGGTGGAACGGCGCGACCTGTCGCTCCGAGCAACGTCGTCCGCATTCCGAACCGTGGTCGCCGGCGCCGATGCGGGTGTCGCCTCTGCTGCGCTCGTCCAGCCCGCGACGCCCTATGGCGTCGTCCTCGACATTCCGCTCTTACCCGATGAAGCCGAGCGCGGCGGACCGAGGGTCGCGGTCGCGGCCGATCCGTGGCCGGGCGAGGTCGCCGTCGGTGCAGGCGCCGACGTGGCGAGCCAGATTGAGCGGGGCCGCGCGCGTCGCCCCACCGCAGTCGGCGAGCTGCTGTGGGATCTCTATGCCGGACCGGTCGGACGCTGGGACGAAGGCAACCATGTCCAAATCAGATTGATAGGCCCGCCTGCGCAGTCGGCGACGACGCTCGCCGTGCTCAACGGCGCCAACGCGCTCGCGATTGAAGGTCCCGACGGGGAATGGGAAGTGATCCAGTTCCGCGAGGCGGAGCTGGTCGCGCCCGACACGTTCGAGATCAGAGGCCTGCTGCGCGGCCTGCTCGGCACGGAAGCGGGGCAGGCGAGCCCGGTCGCGGCGGGAGCACGCGTCGTTGGTCTTGAACGGACGACCGTGCCCGCCCCGCTGGCCGCCCACGAGCGCGGCGTCGCGCTCGAGTGGCGCTTCGCGCCGCGAGGGCGCACCTTCAGCGACGCTACGGCGAGCTCGGTCATGGCGACCTATGAAGGCCGCGATCTGCGGCCGCTGAGCCCCGTGCACCTGCGCGTCCGGCGCGTCGCGGGTGATCTCGAGTTTTTGTGGCGGCGGCGCACGCGGGCGGGCGGGGACGACTGGACGAGCCTGGACGTTCCCCTCGCCGAGGCCGAGGAGCGCTATCTCTTCGAGCTGCTCGACGACGGCGATGTCGTCCTCGCGCGCGAGACCACGACCGCGGAGACGACCGTGACGGCGGCGGAAGAGGCCTCGTTCCTGCCCGGTGCGCCGCATTACGCGTTCGAGGTTCGGGTCACGCAGATGTCTGAGTCTTATGGCCTCGGCGCGCCGCGCCACGCCGTCGTCTACATCTGA